TTTTACTTTCGTATCAATCGAGGATTGATTTTTCGGATAGGTTCGGCTGCTGCATCCTTCGTTTCCGCTACAATCGCTTCCTTAACCGGTTCCACTTTTGGCTCTTCTTTCTTCGGCTCAACCGTAGCTTTTGGCGCAGGAATAGGCTCGGGCTTTTTCTCTACAGGCTTTGTATAAGTATATGCACCACCTAGAACATAATCCCGTGCGTCAACCGCATGAGTCACTTCGACAGGCTGCCCAGTTGTTACACTATAAACTGTAACCATAATTAATTACCTCCATTTACTTAAATTTATTACATTATTTGATCTTAACTCCCACCCATCTTTCTTAAGACCAAACATCTCAAAAACTTGTGCAACATCACCACGTATCCCATTGTTAAAATCAATATGCGTTTTCCCTAAATACTCATTTAATTTATCCAAAGTGTGACAGCCCTGCTGAAACATTGCCATAGATAGGTGAAATAAACAATAACATACCGACTCTGCGGTATTTGCGTAAGTAAATCGGTTTCCGCTTAATGCTGGATTTTTCTGATATTCTTCGTAGGTTCGTAGAAATCCATTTGCACCTTGCACAATTAAATTAATCTCTTGCACCCAAACACCATATTCAGTGAGGGCCATTAACAGGTCAAGATCTTTTGGGTATTCCTTCATTCCTGCAAGGAGCCATTTTTGAGCATTCACTTTATCAAATAGTTGTCGGTAAACATGACACGCTGTGCAATAAATAGACCCATTAAACTTAACCCCAACTCGTTTCGTTGCAGCCTCATATTTTTCAATGTATTCAGCGGCATTTGGGTATTCTCGATATGCAGTGTATAATTGCACTAAATAGAAATAAGCGGTTACATCATCTAAGTTCTCTTCAATGCGTTTAAGCAGCAAGCCCTCTGTACGATTTCTCTTTTCTTCTTGTTTTTCCGGGGAAAGATCGTATCCGTAATGTTTGAGATACATAAGTGGGCAGAAAATTGCTTCTGGTTTTCCTATAATTATTTTTGGCATGTTATGCACGATGCCTTCGTATTGCACTGATCCCCTACGAAACAATCGTACAGAATTAAACTGCATTGCCTGCATATCCTTCTGAATATCTTTCAGAATAATAGCAATCGACATGCAATCAGCAGGAACATTATTTAACCATTCTTTTAATTCAGATGCAGATGAGTTAAGAAATAGTTCCTCATCTGCATCTATGATAAACACCCAATCTCCAGATGCATACCCAATAGACTGATTTCGATGTACAGAAAAATTATTCTCCCATGGATGCGAATATACCTTTGCCCCAAAGGACTCAGCTACAGAGATACTATTATCTGTCGATCCAGTATCAATAAGAATTAATTCATCCGCTATTCCAGTCAATGATGGCAAACAACGATAGAGGTTAGACTCCTCATTCTTAACCATCATACAGATGGATAGCGTGATGTTTTGCCCCGAACTTTTCATCACGCTTCTCCAATCTGTTATCTAATTATTTCAGACAGATAAACCTCATACTCCCACCCAGTGGACGGCGATGCAATGGTCGCATAATGCCGCAAATAACGATAAATCGTTCCGTTGAAATCATTCGAAAATGGAACAATGTACCTACCTGTGGTCAGATCCAAAGCACCCGAAAGAGGTGTTGCATCACCAAGTTCCAGAACTACAAGGTCAACCAGTGTGCTAAAAGCAGCATTCAAACTACCCTGAAGTCTAAACTTAATGAGAGTTCCACCAGAAGGTGCCGCTGTGGAGTATACATTTGTCACCATATCCCCACGAGTACGCCCTGGGCCAACATCAACATAGGTATCAGTCCCAAGAGGATTTTCACCAACCATGCTGGTGGCAACCGTACCTTTTGCCTTCAACACCAGAAGATCATCGACAACCCGTCCTCTGGCGCTTTTAAGAAATTCAAAATAAGCCATTTGTTCACCTCACTATAGTTTTGAAGGTTAGTCGTAAAATTACGCAGCCACAACAGCATTCGTGATACTATAAAGCCGTGCCGCAGCTCTTGCCCGAAGAATCGCCATACCCATATACCACTCGATACGAGTTCGGAACACTGGTTTGGTATCGATCTCCCCCATATCACGAACATCCATTGCCCCATTTTGCAGCCCAACTACACCATTTTCAGCAAAAGACAGAGCATATATGGAAGTCGAAACTGCGGTAGTGCCATCAAGCCCGGTCTCAGTAAACGGCATAATATCATCGTAGTTATTATCCTTATCCGCAACCAAAATAGGCAGATCGTTATACCGAGTAACCCTTCTACCAAATGCATCAAGGTCATACGTAATATATCCACCAACTGTGGTCAGACGAGCAGCAGCCGACATACGCCGACGCATCGTTTTATTCATCAGCAAATGCGTGGGTTCATCAACCGTATCAATCAACTCATCCAACTTGGTAAGAGTAAGCGCGTCTCCACCAGCCGTTGTACCAGCAACAACCCTTTGATTGCCAATACACCGTACCTGAAGGCCATCAAACTCCTTCGGTGTCGTGGCAACATCGCCCTTCACCATTGTTTTAGTTAGAGAGAGACTCAGTGCCTTAATCTTCATTGCTTCCTGCGGACCCCTCATATCAGCCCCACCTGTTTTGATCAGGAAGGCGTCAACATCAAGATCCCCACCAGCAATCGCCAAATTCTCTGTAACTTGATCAACAGTACCAGACCCTTCCGAATACGCCTCATTTACACCCCTAAACCCAACTGTAGGAAGAATCTGTTCCCGATTGAATGTCTGAGCGCGCCCAGGAATATTTTCAAAGGGGATATACTGCATGAGATCCGAGGCTTTGGCATAAAGTTCCATCACAGTAGCCTTAAGAGTCTCATCACGACCAAGCGCCAATTTTGCACTTTCAATCAACGTTAAAGCCATTTTAAAATACCTCCAAAAAATGATTTGAAATAAATTAATTTCTTTGAAACTCTTCCGAGTTAGTTTTTGCTACTGTGATTATCTTCCGCAATCACGATTAGCCACGGCGTAGGGCGTTCAGTCTTTCAGCGGGGTTCATCTTTCTTAGAGCTTCCAACTTGGCGCGTTTGTTGGAATCACCACTAACATTTCCACCAGCCGCTGAACCACCCTGATTTGTGCGTAAAATACTATCCCTTTGTGGACACTGATTAACCAACAACTCAATGGCCTCTTCCGGAGAAGCATACTCACCCGGTTTTGCCAGACTAAATATCTTCTCCCCATCATACCCAAGAGCAAATACCCTTAACTTCCCGCCATCTTCATCAATCTGAAAATGCTTTCCAAATGTATTGTAAGCAAATTCAGACGGCAAAACTGTTTGTTCTTTAATGTAGTCGCTTCGATCAAATGCACCCCGAATCAGAAGGTTGCGAATGGCTGCATCTTTGTTCGAAATTGCCTCTTCCAAGGCAGCAGTTTTACGTGCATGTGCCTCATCCAAATCACGAATTTTTGATTTATACGATTCTGCAACTCCAGCTTTAACTTTTTCAATTTCGACATTCTTTTCTTTGTCAAGTTGATCAAGATTAGCAACAGTTGCAAGAGCCTCTTTGGCTTTTTCAGGATCTAAATCCCCAAATGCTTTAATTCTTTCAATTACAAACTCAGGATCTAAATCTCCGAGAGCCTCAACCTTTGATTTTATTCTATCCCGCTCTTCTCTATACGCTTTGGCTTCCGCCTGCAATGATGGGATCTTTGAATATAAATGAATCGCATCTAATCCAAATTCTTTTCCCTCCTTATCATCAATTACAATCGGGTGCCCATTATCATCTACAACTACTCCAGAACCGTCTTCCAACAGTTTGTATGCCAGTGCCATGATCTTACTCCTTGCCTTTCCAGGCCATTAAAATTTATGCCAACCATCATGTCTTCCAACATAATGTGAGGCCAATAAACCAAACGAAAAATACCTCCTTCTATATTAGATTAAAAAACAGTTGACAACCTATATATGAATGAGTTATGGTAAACTTAATTGCCATAACCCGATGGCAGTGTGCCAAGCCCAGTAAAGATTATTTAAATATGGATAACATATATTTTTGGAAAAGTCAAGCATTATTTTGCACTCCATATCAAATAAACGATAAGAACTGATATAAGTGTTTAGAACTAAAGAAGAAAAAAATTTAACCGAAAGAGAGCAAATCATGCAAGAACCAACTAAAATTGGTAGAAAACGACCCAGAATGTCTGAAGAAGAGAGTAACCACGTAAGAAGAGCTTTTTTGGATTTATATAAACAAGATGGAATTACTACATATATGGCAGCCGAACAAATTGGTTTTACTCGCACTGTTATCTATAAATGGGCTAAAACTGATCCAGAATTTGCAGAAGAATATGAACGTATTAGACTTTCCAAAGTAGCAGAGGATGCTGATGCTTGGGTAAAGAAACACGGAAATGACGAAGAGAACAAAAAAACATTTCTAAAATTGTATGAAGATCCAAGTGCTACAGTTTATGGAGTTTTAGAATCAATGGGGGATGAAATTAATAAATCGTCTATGGACTATTGGAAAAAGACTGATCCAAACTTTGTGGAAAAATTAGAGGATTTAAAAAGAAAAAAAGCACCGAGACATGCGAAAGGAATAGAAAAAAGAAAAGCGACATGGAGAGAAGAGACAGTAAAAAAACAAAATTTATTTTTGGAGGTATACCGTAATTCACTATTTAATATTACTGAAACCTGCAAGACATTAGACATTCCAAGAGTAACAGTAATGGATTGGAAACGAAACGATCCTGATTTCAAAACTATACTTGAGTCTTTTGATGAAGAAAAAAAAGATTTCATTGAATATGCAGCAATGAAAAAGATTAAGGATGGCGACACAATTATGACAATTTACGCAACCAAATGCCATCTTGGTGATCGCGGTTGGATTGAGAAACCACAAGATAGAAAGTTGACAGTCGAGTATAAATATGATAAAGCTACTATTGACGCTGTGGTGCGTGCAGCAGAACTAAGCCAAGGAACTCAATTTTCATTGCCAAATGTACAAAAACAAATACAAATACCAAACGAAATTACGGAAGCTGAGTATGCAGAGATAGAAAATGGTTGAAATTCCAAACCGTCCTCCAACACTTGAGGAGTTGGCACACTCCAAACTATTAAGTTATGTTGCCTATCAATTTCCACAGTATGTGATTGGCAAGATGCACCTTCTCATAGCTGCCTATTTAGAAGCAGTGGAACGTGGTGATATTACAAGGCTCATGATTTGGGCACCGCCGAGACATGGAAAGTGCTGTGATATCAATAGCTTACTACATATGGCTGATGGAACATTAAAAAGAGCAGGTGATGCAAAAGTAGGCGATAGTATATTTGGGTATGATGATGGTAAATTATGTACTCAAACTATATTAGCTACAGAGCCAACAAGGAAATTAAGCAAACAAATTACCACACGTACTGGGCACAGTTTTATTGGGAGCGCTGATCACCCCCTTTTAACATTCGATGGGTATAAACGACTCTCAGAATTAACACTTAATGATTTTCTTGTAACACTACATAAAGAAATTGATTTTAATTATGAAATAGATTTAAATGAACTTAAATTTATTACCTATATGTTATTTGATGGCAGCTGCTCCGCCAAACACGGGAGATCTTTTTCTAAACTTGATCCAATAGTCATAGCTGATTTTAGAAAGTTATGTGAATTATTTGGGATCACATTTACAAAATCTGCAGGGAGTGATTGTGATTATTATGTTGGTGTACAGGCCATTCTATTATTACAAAAATATGGAATCGCAGATAAAAAAAGTACAACTAAAAGATTGCCAAAAGAATTTTTTAAGGTATCTCTAAAGCAAAAGTGGGCATTTATTAATATAATGTTTCAAACTGATGGATACTTTGCACAAAAAGCAGGGCAGGGTGGAATAACTTTAGCAAACAAAAAATTGATTCAAGATATACAAACACTGCTATCTATGTGTGGTATAGCAACTGCCATGTTTTATAAACCCAATGATTGTAGTAACGCTTGGGGCTTAACAATTGGAAGAAGTCAATTACAAAAAATTTATGATAATTGTGATCTTGGATCAAAGAGAGAACAGTGTGCAAAAATATTAGAAAAACAAGGGCTTAGTATGATTGAAGCCTTTCCTAATAAACTCGGTAAAACACTTAAACATACAAGAGAAAATGGATTTAGATGTGATAATAAAAAAAATATTACGCGAGAACGTTTGGAAAGAATGGCAAAAGTGTATCCGGAGTTAAATTGGTATTTAGAAATGGATTTTATCTATGACCAAATAATTAACATCCAAAATGTTGGAATGCGCGATCTAATTCATTTACAAACCACAAATACTGAAAATTACATAGCCAATGGGATTGTTTCTCATAACACGGCATTGGTAGGTGAATACTTTCCTGCATGGTATTTAGGACGAAATCCGGAACAACATATTATTTATACAACGTATAATCAGGAACGTGGAAATGATGTTGGGCGTAGAGTTCGAGATCAGGCAATCAGCGACCAATTTCAGAGAATATTTCCAGGTTGTAATGTTTTAAAAGATTCAAAATCAATTAGTCATTTCTCCACCCAACAAAAAGGTGAATACTTGAATGTTGGCATGGGGGGAGCAATTGTAGGCCGTGGTGCAAATTTGCTAGTTATTGACGATCCGATCAAAGACCGCCAAGAAGCTGAATCCAAAACATCTCGAAAAAATGTACAGAACTGGTATCAGGCAGTTGCATATACAAGAGTCATGCCAGGCGGAAAAATTGTAGTGATCAATACTCGATGGCATTCAAGCGACCTTTCTGGTTATCTCATGGAAGAACATGCCCGTGAGAATTGGGCTATCTTAGATCTTAAAGCCATTGCTGAACCAGAAGATATTTTAGGACGAAAAGAGGGTGATGCTCTATGGCCTGAGTTCCGTGATATTGAACAATTAGAAATTATAAAAACAGCTCTCGGACCAAGAGAATGGAATGCTCAATTTCAACAAAGGCCAACTGCACTTGGCGGAGGAAGAGTCAAATTTGAGTGGATTAATCATTATGAACAATTGCCAAAAGTAGATGAGATTCAACGAATTGTAGCGAGTTGGGATACAGCCTACAAACCAGAACAGATTAACGACCCAACGGCCTGCACTATTTGGATTATTACTGCAACTGGATACTATCTCATTGACGTTCGAAATAAACGGCTTGAATTTCCAGATTTAATAAAAGAAGTAAAAACCGTTCACGAAATACATCATCCATCAGCTCATCTTATTGAAGGTCGAGCAACGGGCCAATCTTTGATTCAAGAACTAAAGAGATCCACACGAATTCCAACAGTTGAAATTTCCACAAAAAATATTAATAATGAAATACGATTTGACGCAATAACTACCTTATTTGAGTCTGGAAAAGTTTGGTTTCCAAAGCAGGCCCACTGGTTAAATGAAGCCGAGGATCAAATATGTTCTTTTCCAACTGCCCCACACGATGATATTGCAGACAGTGTTTCTCAGTTTTTAAATTGGGTGAATAAGCCAAGGTATGTTCCAAGGCCCCCATCGAAACTTTATTGGAAATAAATTATGTCTTGGAAATATTACACTGCTTTTAGTAATGTAAAACACCCAAATGATAGAAGTAGAAAAGAATGTGTTTGTGGTTTTCACAACGCAAAAAATGTAAAGAAAAATAAAAATCACCATAGCACAAAACAAAAATTATCAATTAAAGAAGCAAGAAAAGAAAAAGAGAAAATCCAACAATTTAACTTAGGAGATACGAAAAATGGATATCGACGAGCTGCAGAAAACACATAAAGTGCATGATGAGCATATTCAGGACTGGTCTTTCTATGGGTTAGCTTACGAAGGCGGGAAACCCTTTATTAACTATGCTTTGGCGAAACACACAAGAGAGAGCAACACCAACTGGAAATCGCGGCAGAATGAAGGAATTTGTTTTAACTATTCGAGCATTATCATTGACCTATTCAACTTTTATCTCACAGAAAAGCCCGCTGTGAGAGATTTTGGAAAACTTGCTGATGATAAATTATGGACCATGTTTACACAAGATGCAGATTTATACAACACAAATTTTGATGTGTTTCTCAATGAAGCGCAGAAGATGGCTGCAATTTATGGTGCTGTTGGAGTATTAATCGACAAACCAATCAGTGATAATAAAACCCTTAAGGATGATATTAAGCAGGGCATCTACCCATACTGTGCATTATTTACACTTCCAAATATCCTTGATTGGAAACATGAACGTCATCCAATTACAAATCGACCAACACTAACATATCTGAAACTTCTTGACTTTGATAACCGCTATCTGCTTTGGTGGCCGGATAAATGGGAAATTTGGAAACTGCCGGAAGACGCACCATCACAGTTTAGAGTTCATCGGCACAAAGATACATCGGACTACACACCAAAGCCAGGTGATAACAAATATGCAAATGAACCAGCCTCCGCACATAGCACTGGGCTGAGCAATGAGCAGCCTATTCTTATAGATGAAGGCCCTAATCCGCTTGGGGAAATTCCATTTGTTTGGTTTCAAAACATTAAAAGTGTAATTGATCCCTACATTGGTGTTTCAGACATTAAAGAGATTGCACGAATCACTGCAAGTCTTATTCGAAATATATCATATGGCGAAGAGGTGATTAAATTTGCCGGATTCCCACAGGCGAGAAGGCCAATGGCCAGAGAGGGAGAAGTTACAAACAATGAGGCTGGTGTGACAGCTATTCTGGAATTTAATCCGGAGCATGGAGAAGCTGGAAAACCTGACTGGCTTGAGTCGGCAGTTCAGGAGCCTATTGAAGCTATTCTTGCTTGGATTGATAAAAAGATTAATGAGATCTTTCAGTTGTCGCATCTATCTGGAATTCATGCACACGAGAAAAGTGATCAGGCTCGATCGGGTGTTGCACTTCGCTATGAATATCAGCAGCTTAGTCTTGTTTTAACTAAGAAAAGTGAGAACCTTACTGAAACTGAATTGGGTATTATTAAATACTGGCTAAAATGGCAGAATAAGAATATTTGGTATAATGGAATTAAAGTGTCAAGATCTAAAGACTTTAGTATTGATGATCTTTCTCAGAATCTTGAAAATGCAGTGATGGCAGATAAATTGATCCCTGAGATTACCTTCAAGAAAGAACTAATGAAGAATGTCGCTAAAAAGGTTCTTCCTGATATCGCAGATGATACATTAATGGAAATCTTTGTTGCCATTGATCAATTAACTCCAGAAGATATTAATAAAAACGAAGAGGCGTTGAAAGGAGAAAGAACAGATAATCGTTCAACAAAAGATATTCGGCAGGATATGACTGAAGGTTGGCAACAAGATAAAAAGAACCCAATAGCCCTTACAGTAAAATCAGAATAAGGAACTCTAATCATGGCAAAAGTCAGTATCTTACTACCAGTTTATAACTCAAGCAAACGAACGGGGAGTCCTAATTTCTTGTTGCAGATGTTTGATTCGATTATCAATCAAACATATACAGACTTTGAACTTCTAATTATGGATAATCAATCCATCGATGGCACAATCGAAGTTTGTCAAGAATTTGCAGCAAAAGATGATCGAATAAAACTGTATATTGATACACAGCAGAGACCAGCAGAAGATGCACAAGCCATACTGTTTGATATTGCCATTGGTGATTTTATTATGTGTATGGGGGATGATGACCTACTAAACTACAACTATTTAAAAGCCCTTATAAATGAATTAGAAACCAATAGAAAAATAGATATGGCATATACCAATGGTAGGTATATCAATATAAACAATCAAATTCTCTCAGATCTAATTATTAATTTGGATGGTGTGTATAATTCAGAATATTATCATGAAAATTTTTATAAAGCCATTCATAAGAGACTCGTTATTCCAGTGCTTAATGGTGTGTTCAAAAAAGAAGTATTTAAATCTCTAATGCCCTATAAACCATTCGATCAACTAAAAGCCAATATGGATAATTTATTAATGGCTAAGTTCTTTTTAAATAGGTATAGAGCATCTTTTGTTAATTACAATATGTTCTATTACCGCCACAGAGATCGTTCACTCAACGCGGCATCAGTGGACTGGCTACCAACAAATCCAATTCTTATTTGGGTATATTACATGAGGCATCAGCTTTATTTTTATTTGGCGGTTTGTAAAATTATTGACACAACAGATCAAGGAGATCTTACAGAGCCATTAAAGATTGCGACTTTGGATAGTTGTATA